TTCTCCAGCATCGAGTGACCCTTTAGCAGCAGCGGTTGCCCATTCATCCGCTTTAATTGCCAATTCACCTGGATATGTGTATTGTCCTGGTGCGCGAGGTTGTCCTAAAGGTTTATAAACTTGCTGCGAAGCTTTTTCAGCAGTTTCACCAGCAGCCATTAATCGACGGACTTCTTCAACTTTTTCAGCGGCTTCAGCTTCCAATCGACCAGCTTCACGGGAAAATCTTACTACATCTTGCCCGATATCGGCTTTTTGAATTGCAGCTTTTCGCATTGGTTCTGTTGTTTCAGTTAATGCGCGTTTTTCAATTTCAGCGGCGGCGCGTGCTTCCGTAGCAGTTTTACCACCAACTATTTTCGCTAAAGCGTTAACCCCTTCTTCTTGATTCATAGATTTTAGTTTATTAAGATACTGAGCGCCTTGCGGGGTAGCCTCCAAAGAATCTTTAACAAGTGCCTGCCATGCTGGATTTTGTATAAATGCTGTTGCTTCTGCAACGGAAGTCCCTGGAGAAACTGTGCGTAACGCATTTACAACGTCGGGTAAGTCCGATCTAAGGGCTTGTTTCGCTATATTCGCAGCCCTTTTTTTTGATCTTTCTTGCACCATGCTGCGAATACCTTTTACGGTCCTTCCGACAACTTCAGCAGCAGCCCTACCACCAACTTCGAATGCAGCTCCTTCAAGTACATTTCGCACAGGCTCAGTAATTTGCGCAACACCTTGACGTGGAGTTTTACCACCAAGGTATACATCACCTAACTCGAGGAGTTCCTTGGCAGCACCGTAGCCCAGTCCAGCACCAGTAACACCGCCTGCTACAGTACCTATAGGACCACCACCAAAAGTTCCAGCAGTACCACCTAAAAGAGCACCACCGCCAGCGCCAAGTGCTTCTACAACTGGGGCAACATATGGTCGTACTCGGGAATATAAACTTGATTCTTGACGAGGGGTGGGAATTTCAGAAATTGTTGCAGGAATTGGAATTTTAGAAATTGTTGCAGGTGTGGCACGTCGTCCACCATCAAGGGAAGTTACTGATTTATTAAAATCTTTTCGCGCCCGAGCAGTTACCATATCGGGCGTTATATCATCAGGCGCGTTTTCATAAACGTGGGAAGTACCGTCTGAAAAAGTTACCGTAATATTGCGAGGCATTTTAACTCCTTACCAATTGCTTACGGAAGGCGCAGCAGATTCATAAGTCAAATCATATCGCTCTTGCATAGTATTTGAAAAATTTTTAGCTTGACGTACAATATCGCGTAATTGTTGGTCAAGATTACCAGCCGCAGGATCAATTGATTGAATACTATCAGAAACAAATTTCCATTCTTGTACAGCCATGTTACCCAGTTTACCTTGCATTGAGGCAAGCTGACGACCAAATGCCATAACTTTGCCTTTCAACGTATCCAATTTTTGTTGAGCCTTACGAGATTCACTGTTAGGAAATGACGGGAATATAGCTTGATAACCTGTAATCCCAGATAATCCTTTAGCCGGTGGAATGTCTTTTTCAGGATTTCCCACCAATTCATCAGTAATTTTTTCAAGTTCATCAACAACAGATTGAGCAGCTTTAACACTTGTGGTATCAGCAGCCATTTCTTTTTTAAAGCTTTGTTGTTGTAATTGCGTTAAAGGTTTAGGTGTTGCGACTTTACCACCACCACCACCACCAATACCTGCCATTTTAGCGGTGGCAGCGGTCAATGGTACCATTCCAGCAGCTTCGTCCGCAGGTACCATTTTTGGCTGACCGTCGGGACCGATAACTGAAACAAGTCGTTGCGAGGGAGCTGTTACAAATTTCTTTTCACTTGGTAAATAAACAGCGTTGCCTACAACTTTAGGCATTTGAGACTTCATGTAATCCGGTATTCCAAGTGCTTCCTGAGTTTTATATTGGTCAAACTTTACAGGATCGTCGGAAATCTCAGCCAATGCGTCTTCAAGGGAAATACTTTGCGACAAAAACGGGCCTAAGTCAGGATCACTATATTGACGTTTGATTAAAGAACGAGCTGCTTCAGGTGTTGGAGACCGAAGTAATCCTTCTTTAAACAGATTTGCTTTTTCCATCCGCACTTTTGATTGTTGATCTTTTTCAAAAGCACTTAATCGCAAAGCGTTCATTTGTTGTTCTTGTTTTTTCAATTCCATTGCTTGCTGATCTGCAAGCATTTTATTTTGCAACTGCTGACCATACATAAACCCTTGAAGCGCACCCCGAGGGCCTTCGGTAGCTAGTGCATTAAAATTAAGTTCGGGCATAATTGTTCCTTAATTCTACTTAAATTTATATCTTATTTACCAAGATTACTATACCAGTTACTTAATGCGTTTCCTGCACTAGACCATTGTTCGGGTGTAATTCGACCAAGTGCGGTATTAATATTACCGTACATAGATTGTCGAGATCGTTCAGCGGCCAGTTGTGCATTTCCTGCTGTGTAACCTTGATTGATTAAAGAATTCCCAATATTACTAGCATAAGTTTGCCCTACCTCACCTAAAACATTTGCGGTTGTCTGACCAACTCCCGAAAGAGATTGCAAAGGCTTAAGTCGGGCTTCTCGCTCGGATTGATATCTATTAAAAGCATTTTGATATTCTTGCGAGGCGAGATCTTGACCGTATCTTTGAATACCTTTAAGTGTGGCTCCTGATAATAAACCACCCCTAGCCGCCGCACTACGTTCTAATGCTTTCATACCTTCACCGATACGAAAACCATATCCAGGATCGTCTTGAAATTGCTGCATCCCAAATGGGGTATACTCAGTGGCAATAGGGATTAGTTTATTAAGAGCCTGCTTACCTGCTTCTAACCATGGTTTTTGTTGTTCCTGTTGAGCAAGCCACATTTCTCGTTGAAGTGCTGCTGCACGATCAGTTGCGGCAGCAGTTTGCGCAGCTGCGGAAGCCGCAGCCTTTGCACTATCGTTACCTTCAATCGCACCGCCCAAAGCACCGCCGATAGCGCCTCCAACGGGGCCACCTAATAACGAACCACCAATGGTCCCAAGTGTAGAAAGCAGTCCCATATTTCGTCCCTTACTGAGTCACTTCGCGTCCACTAACGCGCATATTAATTGAACTGGCGGTACCTGCAATTGTACTGATAAACCCACCAGGGTTCAACACCTGCCCTACCAATTCTGGAAAAGTATAAACTTCCGAGGGTTGAAGTGTTTTGGTTTTAGTAATTAAATTGTCATTTCCGGCAGACCCTGCCGATGTAACAAGGTTTACTGAAATTGTCGCAGCAGTTGCGCTATAATTCGTAGCTGTGAACTTGTCGATAATTGTAGTTACATTAGTTGCGGTGTACTGAGTAGTCTGAACCGTCTCAACGGTTTTACCAGGAACCAGATTTTTTACAGTAACTGTCATTTATTGCACTCCTTGAATGTTGTCGGTAACCGTCAAAATAATAGACGGAATTGCTGGATAAAACGCAGATGATGGAAACGCAGTAACTTCAACGCTCACGTCATCCACAGCAAACATTATTTCAAAATAATCATTTGCGACAAGTTCAAGAAAATATCCCACAGTTACTAAAAGCTCGGAGTCATTTCCTTGTACACGAACTTGACTATTACTATTTGGAAGATCTACTCCATTGACACGAGGCCAAACCCAAAATAATCCGGTGCCGCCACTTGTTTTATCCAATTGAATACTAAATATTATATTGTAAATACCATCGGTGTCCACATAAACTCGTGATGACGGCGTCCCTAAATACACCCCGTTAGAAACATCTGCTGTGTTAAACGCGATAGCGTAAGGAGTGTTTGCGGAAACAGCAGCTTGCGTGGTTGTATCAAAAAACTGACCATATCTTGATCGTTTAAATTCTCTTGGCGGTGGAGTTAATTGAACACTTTCAATCTGTTTTTGAAGTTCAGTAATTTGATCAATACGATTAGTTAATGATTGCTGAAGATCATTAATTTGTTGTTTCATTTGATTAACTTCATCAATCAAGCTGGAAGGTTGTTCTGCAAGTCCTTCTATTTGTTTCTGTAATTCTGCAATTTCATTAGTTGAATTAAAAGGCTGCCCTTCGAAGCCTTCTATTTGTTTCTGTAATTCATTAATCTGATTAACTAATTCAAAAGGTTGTTCCGCAAGTCCTTCTATTTGCTTTTGCAATTCTGCAATTTCATTAGTTTGTTCATTATTTACTGAAACAAATTCATTATTGCAACATTCATTACTAATATCATCAAGTGTTGCTGCCGGAGGTCCTTTTTGCACATCATCGAGTGAAATGCTGCTACCGCCTTGAGATCTGAATAATGACAAAAAAAACAAATACCATTCGCGCGAAATATTTCCCGAACGTTGATCAATAAATGGAACTCGCGGCGGTGTAATTTGAACACTTAACGGGTTAAGCATTTGTCGGACTCACGATTAATTCTGCACCAATAATAGCAATTTTTACAGGATCAGTGCCGCTTAATTCATACACTCGGTCACGCAGTTTCATTGTCATACCTAAACGCCGCCAAATTGCGCGTCGATAAAATTCACCTATTTTACCAATACTGACCCAATGTTCATTTGACCATGTATGCCCACCATCATCACTCCAGCGTAACATAACTTGAGGGTTACTACCTTGACCAAGATTTAAACCAACACCGGTCTCTAAATCAAGTTGAAGACTATGCTGCGCAGTGCGTTTAAGATTATTTTGACCAGTGGGTAACGCTCTCCATGATCTTAACCATTTTTGAGTATTATTATTATCTGAAAAATTGTTTAAATCAAAAGCGTATATATTAGCGTTTTGATAATCACCGACTAATACTTCATTGTTGAAAAATACCTGACAATTACTTCGGTGACGTGTAAACTCACCATTGATAAATCCAGCTCGTTCATGCCAAGCTTGTGTTGATACATCATACACCCATGTTGTGTTCGCAGTAGGAAAAATTAACACATAGAAACTATGACCATCTTGTTGATAAGTGTATCCAATAGCATCTGACAAGTTACCGTATTGCTGAATCTGCCATTCAATAGCATGAGTAGATATTCGTTGACCCGTGTATCCGTTAGCGCGATAGACAATTCCTTGCCCACGAGCATCTTGACCAAGCCAAAATAAACCATTATCCATTTTGGCAATAGAATATGCAGCTACGCACCCTAACTCGTTAAAAGCACCTTGAATACGAGAAAAAGGAAAATCAGCGTTGCCGGTGTTGGACCAAACTTCAATCGAGTTAGTACCAAAAACCCATAATTCTCGATGATCGGCAATAACACCTACTACACCATCAGGAGAACCTTCAGCACTGGCAAAATCTAACGGGTCTATGTCTGTACCGTTTAATAAACTCGTTACCCAAATTTTTTGACTATTTGGCTCATTAAATACAAAGTAACCGTCAATATAACATACTGTAGCTGCGCCAGGAAAATCACCATCGCTAATTTGCTGGAATACGTTAGTTTGTGAATTATAAATATAACTTGGACCATTGCAAGCAATAAACAATTGAGTACCATTGTCAGCCATACTAACCGAACCACTATTGCCCGATACTGTACCCAAATTCGTAACAACGTAATCAGAGGTAACTTTATACAATTTATTACCACTAACTACATACATATTATTACCATACGACCAAAGTCCGCGAATTGGACCTATACCTACAGCAACTTTTAATTTTAAACCAGGTGCGCGATTTAAAAAAGCAGGTTCTTTTCCTCCTTCAGGAACAATTTCAGGAAACAAGTTAACCATGCGTGCATTTGCAGCATTGATGCTTCGAGTTACATAAGTAGAACCGAGAATTGGGCTTTTCATTAAAAGTTTCCAGCGTAAATATTAAAGCGCTGTTTATTTGCCACAACACCGTAAGGTAAACTCATTACATCATTTGGGTTATTAACACGTTTAAGATTACGTTTGCTAGTCATTGCAATACGTTTAACCTGTGGTGATGGCTCAACTCCAAACTCTGGCGCAATCTCCATTGCTAAATTATAAGTAAATGCTCGCAAATATCCTGGGGGAAAATGTAATTGAGTTGATAACGTAGCAGGTTGCGTTAGTTCTTCAATTGAAATAAAGTGCCATTCGAGGGTCTGAGTTGGTTTAGGATAAATAAACATTTCAACATCAGGAAATGTTTCATTTACGAAAATAACTTGCGGAAAAGTAGATGTAGCTGTCTTAACGGCAATTCCATCGTATTGAGATTGATTGATAAATTTAATACCGTACGATACACCGCTAGGTGCTTTGTAATAGGTAGCGTCATCAAAATATACAGGACGATTACCTACAAAATCACCAGTTGGACCAAGAGTGCGGCGAATTTCTCCTGCGGACCAATTGAATACTTGGTCTTGAGTAGAAAATACTGATAATCTTTCAGTATTCCATGAATCAATCATTTGATTCATTGCTAAAAGAGCGTCTTGACTAGTTGCCGCCGAAGGGGTTTCATTTTCAGCCAATACGCCAAGTAGACGTAAAGCCCGATTAATTTGATCACCAGCGGTCGTTGTCATATTAATTCTCTTTCAATTCGTCATTGACTGAATTTAAAAAATCTGGGATTTTATCAAGTTGTTCATTTAATACTTCAGTTGCTTTACGAGATCCCTTATTACGTTTAACGGATGTTGTTTTTTCAACTTCTTCAGTAATTATATCAGGATTATAACGCGTCCATCCATTTTCTTCATCTAGTTTTATTTCTTGCTCATTAATAGCAACTTTAGCTCCATGCACAGGATGTACTAAAACTACATTCATATTAACTCCTTATATCTGAACGAGGGCGAACCCTCGTTTTACTACTAAAATTACCCGCGACGGTACAAAGTCCAAGTTCCAGTGCCTGTTTTACGGGCACGGAACAGTTGAGCAGTACCAGCAGTAGCAGCAACTGTCATTAAACCAACTAAAGTCCAACCAGTGCCAGCAACTAAAGTAATAACACCGGAACCAGAACCGTCAACATTTACTACAGAAAATTCAAATGTCACACCAGGTTTATCGGCATTTAATAAAGCGTTTTCTAAATCGGTAACAGTAGGCAGAGTGTAACTTGCAGCGGATGAACCTGGAGAACCAAGAATAGTACCATTGAGAACTTGAGTCGCTGTTAAAGTTGCAGTCACCGTTGCCGTTGCAGGCGATGAAGTAACAAAAAATTGAGTTTCATTGATGTTACCATCACCAATTTGGTAACCACCACCACCATTAGGGAGAGCCATAATAATTTCCTTTTAATATTTAATCAAGAGAAGCCCCAAAAGGGGCATCTAAATCAACCCCAAACGCGACAAGCCATTTGTCCACGGATTGTGTTGTAGCCGTACAGAACGTCAACACGGCACGGCATACGGTCGTTGTTAATATCATACTGGCGAACTATACGCAGGCTAATACCATTGTGAACGGCACGGCTTGCCATGTCCACACCTTGCGGCAGAAGCAGGTCGGCGGTGGCAAACGCGATAGCGTCACGATGATAAGCAAGGTTCTGGGCATAAGTTTGACCAGACGCACCGATGAAAGTTACAGCTTTACTGTTACCTGGTAAACTTACTACAGTCGCTAAAGCATTGCTACCAGAGTACATCGGAGCAACAGTAATATTACCTTCACCGCTAGAACCTAAAGTTACATCAGCTAAAGCAACAAACTGGAATAATGAACCCGTAGACTCACGAGTTTGAGGGTTAGCGGCAAAACAACCGTCCACGGTAAACACATCACCAGTTTTAACGGTGGCACCATTACCAGCACCAGTAATAGAAATTGTAGTAGCTCCCTCAGCAGTCACCGCAGCGGAAGTTGTACCACCGGTTGCAGTACGAGTACCTACTGTGAAAGATTTAATGGACTGACTCATGTTTACTTCATCGTAGCCCAAAACTTGCTCACCCATCATACCGTTTTTGAACTGACGGGAAATAACATCTTGAGGGTTAAAGAAGCCAGCCAAACCATTAACCAATGCAGCGTTGGCAGCAGGATTAACAGTCAAGTAACGAGGAGACATGGTAGCAGCATTTTCGTTTAATTTCTGTTGAGCTTGCAACATAACTAAAGCAGTACTAGGAGCTGATCCTGGTGTACCAACTGAATTACCTATTTGTTTAAACGCATTAGCGACATCAGCATCCACGGTAGAAGCTAACTGACTAATACGAGGTTTTAAAACACGTTCCGCAAAATCATCTAACTGCATGGTTAATTCAGCAGATGTAAAATTAATACCAACGTGTTTTTGTGATGCTACAGTTAAAGTGGTGTACTGTTCGTTGTCATCTTGTGCTTGCAAAGCAGCACCGTCAGTTACTAAAGCGCGATCGGGTAAACGAATACGTAAAGTTGAACCAATTTTTGCACCTTCGACAGCAAAGCTGTCATCGTACTGGCGGTTCACGTTGCGGGTAATCACGAGATTATTCTCTAAAATTTCAAGAGATTTACGCGTGATCATGTCAATTGTAAGAAGGCTATTTGCCATGATTTAAAGTCCTATTTAACGGTTGCGAAGTGCCTTTACCTTGACGATTTGTCGTTGACGCTCGGCGGCAATCCATTCCGACGTGCTCATAGTCTGAGTAGACCGAGGGTCGGTGGTGTCAACAACACCAGGATTTACAGCGCGAGCGCTTACCGGACGAATCGGCTCGGGCGCAGACGTTGTTTTCTTTTGGGGAGGTTCAATACTAAGTTTGGCCTCAATTTTCCCAATTTCACGCGCTTGCAAAAGTGGTGACAGGCGCGAAATGCGATCAGCTTCTTTTGGGTTACTACCTAACCAATAGGCTAAATCAGGCCCAATGTCGGATGCTTTAATTGTTTCAGCCATTACATCGGTGACCCGAAGTTGCGGGTTGTAAGCAATTTGCTCAAAGTCATTATACTTACTACGAGCTTCTTCCTCACGATCTGCATAGGCTTCTTCAATTTGAATGCGTTGCTTTTGGAGTTCTCGCTGCGCAATCAGTTCTTCCGCCTTCCTTACGGCCAGTGCTTCCGCATAGGCTTCAGGGGACTCAAACTGGTCCGCTGGCGGGAGTTCCGCTGGCACCGACTGCCGCGCTTGCATTTCTGCTTGCTTGGCTTGCTGCTCACGTTCCCACTTACGTTGCTCTCTTGCGAGGCGCTTGCCAATCATTGCATCGAGTTCAGCTTGAGTAAATCTCTTTTCCTCTACTGTCTCATTATTTTGATCAGAAACTTCCGGCGCATTTTGTGCCTGATCCGTGGTGGCCGTCACCTCAGGGGCTGGCGCGGAGTCTACTTCCGCTAGGTTTTTAACTTCTTCATTCATAATATATTCCGTTAGGACCTCGGTCTACTGGGCCGGTACAGTTGATTTATCTTACAACAATTTGTCCAACGCGACTACTGACGCTTTTTGCGCTTCGCGGTAGGCGGCAATTTTCGCCTTGGTGTGAACGACTTTGCAGATTTCTTTCACTTTGTCAGCTTGACCAGTGTAATCATCACCAGGGTTGATCACATGGCGAACGAACGTGCGGGAAACCAACTCGTCCCCATCTTTAACGATGATGGTGGTGCGCACCTGAACTGCGCCATTCTCGACAACTTCCACACGATCTACGATTGTTTCTTTGGTGAGTGCCATTTTCAGTCCTTACGCTGTCATGTAGGTTGCGGTGAGCACAATAATGTTGCCTGGAGAACCAGTTGCCGCGTCAGTAACAGGGAGTGCAGTTGGCAGACCATTTGCAGTTGCCCTGTAGTACAGGCTGATCCGATTGCTGTTTGCATTGACGCGACCAGCGTTCGGCTGGTTGGTGACGAAGTTTTGAACCTGCGACAAGGCGCAGTTGCCAAATCCGTCTTGAGTGCCACTGTTGTGAGCAGCGCAAGTGAACGGTAGATTGCCAATCACGATATTACCAGTGGCCGGTCCAATCGTCACTGCTGAAGTGCCAAGCGTAATCTGCACAGTGACCAGACGGCCAATCTTGGTGTATTTGCCACCATTGAATCCTGCAAAGTACGTCACGCTGGTGAAGTTTGTGCCGTCAGTCGTCAGAGTTGGGCTGAACGTGCCCTCTTCGTAGTCATCAAGAGTATTAGCATCAGCACTAGCAACTTGGGTTGCTGGAAATTTGACACCATTTGCGGGAACAACTTTTCCAGTTGTCAGATTGTCAACAGACACCTTAACAGTTGCACCTCCCTGCACAATCGGTAGAACTTCCGTTCCTGCCAGCGGCGTTGTTGCCCCAATCAACTGTGAGATTTTCTGGTCAGCCATTTTTCAATCCTTTGAAAAAGTTACTCGGGGATTTGGTACGGTGCATCGTTTGCGTACACACCAGCATGTCCGATAATGGTTCCTGACGTGCAAACAAGATAAAGTGCAAATCCAGACATGCTGGCTTTTGCGGGCAAATCGCTACCAAACAGGGCTTGCAGATCAAACTGTGCCGCCGTCCACTCAGAACCAAACGTGGTTTCTGGAATGTCGAGGAAATAGTTTGTTGCCCCAATGCTGATAAGTACGTATGTACGGGCTACACCATTGTAACCAGGTGTCGCGGAACTGACAGTTTTACCGTTTTTGCCAACCAGCACAAGGCAATAACCTTTCTGCGACCATTCCAGATTATTTTGAATGTTCAGGTACGATACAGCAGAAGGGTAAGTGCCAAACTGCATGGAGTTTGGGGACTTGTAATACAGGTTGCTTGTGTTTTTGGTGACCGGAGTTGCTGAAAACGGTGTAGACCATCCATCTGGTTCAGTTAGTGTCCAAGTCTTAAACAAACTGTTTCGGATGAATGAGTACGGGCTTGTGTTGAAAACTTGACGAGGCCACAGCTTACCTTGAGCGCGAATCAGCGACTCGTTGTAATCATCAGTGTTATTGGTCAAGAAGTCATTATTAAACTCAATAGACCAACCGGCCACAGTTGTGGGTACATTGACAGCAGAACTGGGGTTCGTTCCTGTTGGGGGAACTCGGCAGCTTCGTGCAATGTTTAAGCCGGTGTACGTGTAGTTAGGGGCGACAATAAATCCACGGAATGAATTGTTGCAATAGAACCAGCAGTCTTCAATAACAACATTGCTGGTGTTTCCAGCAATCACCATTTCGGCGTCACCAGTAGCAGCACCAAGTGCAAAATTAGATTCAAGATAACACTGCTTAAATGTCAACTGTGTCAAATCACCAGTCGCAGTTACACCACGAGACTTGTTGCCCTCGGATATAAACTGCAAGTACGAGTTGTTGACGTTTTCAAGTGTAAGGCCAGGGCCAGCCAGCGAAGCAGTGAACTCGTTGGAACCGGACATGTACACCGTGGTACTGGCGGGCATGTTGACACCGCCCTTGCCCCAAATACTGACATTACCAGCGGTGTTGCGCGACAAAACAGCACGAACATCACGGAAGTCAATATACGCCACATTGACCATGTAGATGTTGTAGTTGTGACCGCTTTCCAGCACCAAATTGTGCAAGGTGTTCTTGTAAGACAATCCGCCAATGGCAGGGTCCTTCCAGTTATTACCCCCAACATTGGTGGGAATTTCTGGGTTGGTCAGACTTTGCAAACGCAGTGTGCCATAAGTGCCAGCAGTCGGGTACTGATCCACAATTTTCATGTCACGAAGGGTGACATACCAACCAATGACAAAGCAATCCTTGTCACCATCGGGCGTAAAGTTGATCGTCGTTGCGTACTTACCAGCACCGAAAAATTCCGTGTTGTCGGGAATAGTGATGGTGTCACCGGTCACAGTGTAAATACCAGGAGGTGCGTACACAGACTTGGAAGCCGCAAGAGCAGCAACAATAGCTGCGCGGTTTACAGAACCAGTGGCAGAGGGCGATGCACCAAAGTCAGCAATACTGACAGTCTCTTGAAGTTTCTGGTGAACAGTTCGGGCGATGGTGCCAGAATACGCACCACTTGCGTTTGATTGCCGGAATGCGACAAGTGCATCACCTTCGGCAACATTGTTTGCGTTTGCAAGTTTATCAATGAAATCTTGAAGGTCTTTTGCAGTGCTGGCTGCATTCACGTTGTCATAGCTGGCAATGAGCACACCCGTCGATGTTTCAACGGTGAACTTGTAAGCAACCGTGGTGGTCAACCAAATTTCACCACCGCTGGGAACTCGCCCAGCAGAGTCCAGAACAATAGGGTTGGTGTGCGCAACATTTCCGGCCGAGGTGGTGTAAGCCACTTCGGGCGTGGTAGTTCCAGCGGTGTAGGTGTAAACCTTGCCGCCAGCCAACGGTACACCATTGTTGTCGAAAAATTGCTGACCTGCGCCAGCAAACAAAGAAAAGTTAACGGTCATGGTTTGTTCACTCCAACAGAAGCAAGCCGCCGTCCTCTTGGACGAGGTTGTCACCGGACTCGGTGAGAAGATTGATTTGAGCCACCTCAGAAGCGCGGCCACCAAAGAGCGAAATGATACCGCCAAGGCCGGCAGCCACTGCATTACGGGCAGCAAGGAAACTCATTTTGTGTTCATCGGTTTGGCATACACCGTGCCGCCTGCCGACAGTTGGATCGCGCTCACGCGCCACACACCAGAAGTCGTGGTGGGCACTTTGAACGGAATCGGGGTGTATGCGGGAATGGGAGTGCTGGCAGTCGTGGCGGCAGCACCTTCGCCGACCTCGACGTAGCAGGGCTGGTCAGACCAGACCATGACGCCTTCGGGACCAGCGTTCCAACCTGTCGTTGAGCCAGCAGTACCAGTATATGAAACCGACTGAGCAGGAAAATCCGTTTTGGACAAAGGGTTTAAAAGTTCCATGTTGTCTCCTTATGAGAGAAATTTTAACATGTACAGAGTTGACAAGTAAAGACCTACAATCTCATCAATAATATTTTGAAGCGGGGTATCGGTTTTTTCAACCACATCGTATCGCATTTTTTCAATATCAGCTAACGAATCTTCAAGGAATTCGGTAACGTTAGTAGTTTTTTTAGCCGACATTAGGCTAATTGGACCAATTAAACCATAGCGTCCCTGATAGGCTTCAGCAAATTTATCCGCTAATTCTATGATCTTATCATAAAACGAGTTTAGAGCTGAATGTTTAGCAAAACTTCGGGTATTTAAATGAACAGAATGCGCAACATCTCTCGCTAAAAATAAAGTTCCTACGAAATCAGCGCATTTCATTTAATTCTCCTTGTTCAGGTATATTATTCATTTGTTCCATTGTTTCTACTTGCGGAGTCTCTCGCATTTCAGGCGCACCCGCAACTAAATCACCGGTATCTACAGCGGCAGCAATTGTGCCCATTACGATATCTTGAATTTGCTCAAGGGTCATACTTGCTTGAACAGCGCTAATTCGTTGCGTTTCAGCTTGGTACGCTTTAACTTCAGCCTCGTATTCCTTGATGGTAAGTTCGCGCTCCTCCATCGACTTCTGGACGTTTTGCAGCATGTTGAACATGTTCTGCATCTCGGCCTGCATGGCTTCCATCTGCTGATTAGCAGCAACTAAAGCTGGATTATCTTCATCAGCTAACACTTTAGGGTCGAGAGTTTTTTCAAACCGTTTAGCAAGGTCTTGTGCTCCAGGCCAGTCCATATTTTTAACAAATAAATCACCGGCTACTTGCCACAATTGAGGGTTAGTTTGTAATAACTGCCCCATTGATTCCAATGCTTCTTGACGTTTAGTAGCGTAACCAGGACCAGTAATAACACGCGCATCGTATTTACCAACGGAAGGATTATAAATTTTGTCAATAATGACACCTTCAGAATCAACAATTTTCTTAACCGGCTCTTGCTGCATTGGGTTCATTTTAACGGTGGATGATTCACCGTCTTCACCAATAATGCGGGCAATCCGTTCAGTGTCATAAATCTTGGGAATTAGATCTACCAATTGACGGCCGACATGTCGAATAGCACGGGCTAAATTATCAACATAATGATAAGTTCCTACGTCCCCTTCACGTTGACGCGCGAGAATGGCTTTACCGGAACGCTCATTGCTGGTCATACCTAACGATGCGTTATACTGACCAGTTGCTGATTTAATATCTTCGGATGCACCGGCTTTAGCTTGTAGTAAACCACTAGAAGCCATTGGGGGTTGTGCTCGCTGCGGTAAAGGTAATACAGCACCTTGACCGTCTGTAACATCAGGATTAACTTCTAAATATGGCCAATTTTGCGTGTTAGCCGTTTTCCATTGTTGTTCGTACCCTTCAAACTGACCACCATACCCAATAAATGGGGCTTTGGGCGCCAATGCCAACATTTCGGCTTCTTGCGACACCCAATAATTGTACATACGCTGCGCATCTTTAGCGTTACGAACTAAACCACTAATATAAACTCGACCATCTACTTCGAATTCGTTGCCTACTACTCGCACTACAGGAATGTAAGAACCAGCCCAATCACGTTCTTCGAGGATTTCATATCCGTTAATTTTACACCACTTGACCTTTTTACGGTCAGCCACACGAGAGCGCAAAGGCTTATTAAACATAGATCTCAATGACTTGTCTTCAGGGGTACCTTCAAAAGCAGTTAAATTGTTAGGATATAAATTTAACGTAGCTTTTTCGTTCTCAATGTAGAAGTATTCAGCAATCCGAACCGTGTTTTCATTAATCCATTGACTAATAGATTGATCACCGGTACCCAATGACATGAGGGTGTTGATTGGTGCAGCATTAGGATACAAACGCTCATATTCAGCTTTTGTCATGTCCTCTGTAATAAAACACCAACGAGCGTCAGCACCGGTCGGGTCTTGAATCAAAGGATCCATATAAACCGAAAAACTATTACGAATTCGCCCAATTTTAATATCTTGATCAAATGTTGTTTCGTCGCAATACTCGGTTAATAATCGAATGTAACCTTCCCCGTAAGCTACTTGATTCTCACAAGCAGTATCATAAGCAACGTCTGCGTCAGAAATATATTCGATGTGTCGGATTATTCCGTTGTATATTTCGGCTACTTCAACATCACCTTTATCATCAACCGGAATTACTTTAACACTCGGGCGGTTCATCCGTTGTTCGTTTGTAATCTGTTTAACGTGCTGAGGTAATTTATTAATAGTTAAACAAGGACGAGCATTGATGGTTTGACCTTGAACAGCTCCACGAGTTTGAAGTACATCGGCAGGCCATTGCCACTGGTTATCTGGGGAACCGGCGTAAAATCGCAAATCATCTAATTCTCTTTCTCGTGTTTCAGAAAAAGCCGAAATCGCCATTGTCATGCGAGAACGAGCAATTGTTAAAATGTCTTTAGAGTCGTTTTTTGACGAATTAGGACCATTCTTTGCTACATTTGCAGCGGCTACAATTCCAATGGTGTCTTTCATGCGTCAATCACTCCAAGTGTATGTTTTTCTCGCATAACAAGAAGGTCTTCACCTTCCCATTGTAAATCTTGACCAATAGAATCACCAAACAACACTCTATCACCTACTTTTACATCTTTAGCAAATGGTCCTGCTGAAATAACCACACCTATACCAGTATGTTTTTGCCGGAGAAGGGTAAAAAGAGCGTGTTTCTCCATATCAGGACGCACTATTAAACAATCTTGAGTAGCTTGAAGTTTCATTTTTTGGCCTTTGTTGAGGCTTTTTTAGCGGCTTTGCGTTTAACATTATACGCAATAGCGACTGCTTGTTTCACCGGTTTACCAGCGGTTATTTCAGCCTTAACATTTTTACGAAATGCGTTTTTTGAGGTGGATTTAACAAGCGGCATTATTTATCCTTGCGAACTTGTGGTTGTTTCTACTGTTTAAGTTTAACACAAAAATTAACATTTCCAACGTTTTAAAGATGCTTTAGCTCTTTCAGCAGGACCTTTAGCATTTGCAACCACACCAGACATTCTTGCGCAAAATGATTTTTTTCGCCCTGCGTCTGCTTTAGTTTTTGGGTTTGGAGCTGGCGCTTTAAGGTTTGAACCGGTTTCGCGGTTGTATTTAGCACGACCTTTTTCAGTCAAGCCAGCGCCTTTAGAAACGGGCAACTTTTCGCCTTTTTTAACGCTTAAGGAAACAGTCTTTTTTGTTGCCATTACATCCTCTTTTATTGTCGGGATATGTATTAACTTCCCATCCATCCAGTCGATATATGAGACAAAGCGTAACTTTTCACAATACGTTTGTCAACCCGATTGTTATATTCTCGATGTGCAATTGGGAAAGCGAAAGTTACAGCAATTGCGTCAGCCGCATCCGGTGAAGCAAGTCCACGAGCTTTCATTTCTTTTTTACCTTCCAGAAATATAGTACCTGCTGAGTTTGGTTTTTTCATTGGCCCAGTTAAATCAGCTTTGAGAATTCTATCGTTAGGTAAACTAGCTGATTTAAGCCAGTCACGCATAGCACCCCAAATTTCCGCACGTTTATTGCCCCACATTACAGGATTTTTTGCTTTCCAACTAAAATTAACTCCACGAACTTTGTACTTTTGTTCAGTCAACCTATCAAGAATACCGTAACCAAGGCCGCCTTCATCAATAACTGTTAAAGCTGGGCGATATTCTTCAATGGCATCAATCACATGCCCGACTGTAGTCATAGTATCGTCACCCCGAAACCGTTTAATTGCCACAATGTCTCGACCTTGGCGTACTACGATTACTGTGCTATCCATACCTCCACGAGCAGGATCCACACCAATTACTATAGGTGCGGTCATGTCTTTATACAAAGGGCGTTTCATTGCATCATCTACAAGATGAGGTGAGATAAATTGATCTTGCCCAGATTTAGGAAAGTCTCCGTACACCTCCACCCTAGCTTCGTCGGAATCCTCACCATACTCATTAATAATCTGTTGGTAAATTGTTTTATCCGTTCCTTCAACGGTACGAGCATCAATTTTTTCCGATTCCCAAAAGTCGCGTTTATTACCGTCAACAGCTTCGTAAAAATAACCAGTATTTCTACGACCATTTGAAAACGCAAACCAATATCGATCCAGAATGTTTTCAGTAAAAAACCCCGCAGCCACCGACCAAATGCTATCTGGAATACCCGAAGCTTCATCAAAGATTACCATCATGCCGTCCATGTTATGCACACCGGCATAAGCATCTGGATTTTCCTCAGACCATAATTTACCTTCAGCACCCCAGTATCGAGTACCTTTTTTAAGGTCACGTTGAACTAACTCTGTTAACCAGTTGGCGGGGGTAAGTGATGTAGCCGTAGGTTCCCACCAATGAGCATTGATTGCCATCGTAACCCATTTAGTCAACTCACCCCAGGTTACTTTACGTAACTGACTTTCACTGTTAGCAGATACGATAACTGAACTACCTATTCTGGTACTCAGCATCCACAGAATTAACCAAGATACAAGGGCTGATTTACCAACTCCCCGACCAGACGAAACGGCTCGACGTAGGGCATCAATTAAATCACCCTCGGTTAATTTATTTTGATTTTCCTTGATGAAGTCTCGAATCCTGCGCAGCGTTCTACGTTGCCATGCTCTGGGGGCTTTAAACTGTTCAAGCGGAGTATTCTTCTGCCCCCATGGAAACGCAAACAATACAAATGCTTCAGGATCATCCTTTATTGCAGGATTCCACAACTGCGACATTAACAGTTGCTCCTCCTCTGGACTGTATCGCATCTTCTGCATCAGTCATTCTCCAATCTAGGGGTTACATCGACCACCTCAGCATCAATCACACGAGATTGTGCCTGCGCTAACGCTTCAGTGATCGAGATTGTTCCACCTACTTCAATCTGTTTGGTTTCCCCGTATCGCTTGCGATTGTGAGCACTCATTAACCACTTACGCGTATCAATTCTAAGTTTATCTCGATTAACCGTTTCAGGACACGCCGCGTCAATCGCATCCACTCCATCAGCAATCTCTAATATCTCTCCAGCTAAAAACTCTGTACGCATTTCCTGCGCTTCTTTAAATCTCTCATGGCGCTGAGGATCACGTTTAATCCAACGTAAAAAATCTTCATACGAGATAACACGTAAATCATTCTCAACTAAAGACCGAAGCGAATGACCTCTATAAATATTCTCAATAACACGCTCAAATATCTGTTCATATTCGAGATGTAATAATTGCTTAGCTGCTTTAGATGGACGTGGGGGAACTGGATCGGGAACAGATAACCAACTCGGTAGTGGAGTCTCACCGATACTATTTGTGTCTGTTTGTAAAGCGAGTGGATTTTCCATAGTGAAATTATCGTATCACATTGTCTTTTTAAACGCAATCATGAATAAATGACACAATCGAGTTAATACATTATGAGTAAATGACACAGTGGGTTAGTCATGTTAGTTAAGTATATTTGAGTAAATGATACAGTGATGTTAACTAAACATATTAAAATAAATGACACAGTGGGTTTTCAATTTTTTAAAAAATTTTTCACAGATTCTCTGGGGCCTTCGTAAACAATCACGCAACCCGCCGGACCTGCCCACCCCCACCCCTATCCCCTCGGAAACATTTTATCCTACCCCACCCGTTAACAGCGGTTCAATACCCCGTGGGTTAACCCAAAGGGTCCAATAAACCCAACGGGTCCAATAAACCCAGTGTGTAACTGTGACAACTGTGACAAATACATAAATAAACCCAGTGTGTAACTGTGACAACTGTGACAACGTGAAAAAACCCCTGTCACAGTTGTCACAGTTTAAAATTGACCCAGTGTGTTAAAAATAAGCCAAAATTGACACACTGGGTGGTGAATTTAGCACCCAGCGGGCTAAAATTAACCCACGGGGTTGATGATTTAGTGAAAAATTCGAGGTTTTTACTGATTTTATTGAACCCCGTGGGTTAAAAAATGACGTTGTGACAAATTGCCCTTTCGCGCGGGAGACCCCGAAAAAACATATTTTTAAATTGCACAAGAATTAAGCAAATGTAAAACCGACCCCCTGAGACAAAAGGGTCATTTGTCACCAGAGGAGCCGGGGCATCCCAAACGCTACCCAATGGGGCAGGGTTTCCCCTAGCATCTTTTTTTCGCGGGAGGTGTTGACACGCCTTACCCAATGGGTTACAGTAAACACATGGCATCGTCGCCATGTAACTGTAAGAGGTAACCCATGAAACATTCCCGCCATGCCCTGCGCTATATTGATCTTCACCCCGAGCCGGTGGAGCGCGAGCCGTCTACCCTCGCGATCATTGCCGGAGCCTGCCTCGCATTGGCTGCGCTCTGGATCGTCTGCGTCGTTCTTTTCTCGATCTGATGGAGGCACACATGGAAACAAACCTTTTTGAGCAATTCGAGGGCGCCGATCTGGATCGTCTAGTCAAATGTCTGCAAGCGATCAAAGGCGCAGGGATGCGCGTCGATAAGTACACGCAAGCTGGGGTGAATCAAAATTCCGGCAATGTCTGGGTTTGGTCCGAGGATTGGCCCGGATGCGTCTATTGCTCCATCGGATTCGATGTCGCATGGTCTTATTCCTGCCCGGAATGCGGAGAGGAGCACGATTTCGAGACTTACGCCGAGATGGAGGAGTACGCCGAGAGGTACCCGGGAGCCTGCAAAGCCTGCAATCCCAAATTTGTTGCAGGCTGGAATATGCCCGGCTACATGCCCGATGCCGAGCCGGATGAATTCGACGATGCCGAGGAGGCTCTCGAATATGTGCGCGATCTGATGCGCGAGGATGCCGATGGCATGGGATGGAGCCGCGACGATGCCGAGGCGATCGACGGGATGGAGGCAGACAAGGCCGGGGAATTTGGCGCGACCCTTTATGGCAAACACTATTTTGTAACGATGGAGGCTTGAATCATGGAAACAGTACAAATCGACGTTTTCACATTCGATGAATTGTCCGAGGATGCCAAGGAAAAGGCCCGGGAATGGTGGCGCAGCGATTGTGACCCTCTGGCATGGTCCGATGAATCCAGAGCATCCATTGAAGCATTCTGCGACCATTTCGGGGTAAGGCTCAAGGATTGGGAGGTCGGGCCTTACATGTGTCCCAGTTACTCCACCGATGCCGAGAATCGGCATTTCCGGGGCTTGCGTCTGTCGCAGGTAGACCGGGACGCCATGCCTACCGGGTACTGTTTGGACGCTACCCTTTGGATCACTTTTTACGATCACTTCAAAAAGACCGGGGACGCTAAGGGCGCATTCGATGCGGCTCTATGGGAGGCTTTCAAAGAATGGCGCGATGACATGGAGTACCAATTGTCCGACGAATGCGTCGACGAATTGCTCACGATCAACGATTACCGATTCACCGAATCGGGCAAATTCTGGAGGGCTTGAATCATGAAAGCATATTTGCACGGCTCCCATGTGCGACCCAATGGCGACCGGGACACATTCTGGACCCAAGCGGTAGAGGCTCGGGATGCTCCTACATGGTGGCAGGATCGGGGATTGTCTTTCACTGCGACCGGGTACGGCTCCCGGATTCCGACGCGCTACATGGTCAAATTTAATGGCCGATGGAGGCGCGTCTATTGTCGCCAGTATTCCAATGCCGGGACACTGTACATCGGCAAATTGTCCCCGGTAGGGGAAAACATCACTGTATCGGTGGAGGCTTGAATCATGGAATGGTGGAGCGAAAGCCTCGGACGCATCGAATTGCAAATCGCCTGGGAGGATGCCGAGAGCGCCTCGCATCCCGGACCATGTGATGCCGATGTCGCAAGGCTCCGGGATGTGCCTTACATCCGGGAGCAATTGGACAAATTGTCCCCGGCTCTGGTGGCCGAATGCCTGCGCGAGTATGGCGCATGGGATGCCGAGGAATTGGCAGACCATGAGAGCAATTTAGACCGGCTCCTCTGGTGTGCCTGCTGCGACATTTCCGAGGAGGTTTTTATGCGCGAGAGCGAGGAGGAATAAATCATGCCCTTAGACCTTTTGACCCTTGAGAGCGAGGAGGCCGAGCGTTTGGCCTACTCGGAGGGATTCACCCAGACGGCCATTTTGTTTGGCAGGCTTGCCGATGCCGAGCGAGAGCGGGACGCATTGGCCGAGGAGGTGGAGAGCCTGCGCGATCAAATCTGTAACCTCGAATCCCGCATTGCCGATCTGGAGGAGGAGCGGGACGCATGATAACTGCCCTCTTGATAGCCTTTGCCGGGGTAATTCTCCTGCCTCTGGTGGAGCGTTTCCTCGATCTTTGACCCCTACCCATTACACCATGCCCGGGACGATCTCCCGGGCTTTTTTGGAGCCTTTGAAATGAAAACCCAGACCAAACCCCAAACCCCAAAAAATCCCGGCTCTGCTCTCTCCCTGCGCCTTGCCGATCTGCGCTCCCAACTCGATCTCTCCCCGGCTCAAATGGCCGATTATTTGGGCGTCCCAATCCATACCCTGCGCAAATGGGAGAGCGGAGAGCGGAGCGGGAGCGCGACCCTGCTGCGCCTACTCGATGTGCTCGGACTGGTGGAAGCCCTCGCACCGGGACTGCACTCGGCACTTTTGCCTTCAGAAACTCGTCATGTCGAAAAATCCGGTTCCGTTGGCTCAACCGATTCAACTCCTGATCCCGTGCATGAATTGGTGATTGCCCGGGAACATGAGGTGTTGAACAAATTGATGCGAGTGTTGAAATGAACATCATCGTGTACAGCAAGAGCAACTGCCCCAACTGCACCACCGCCAAGGCGCTGCTTGACAGCAAGGGGCTGGACTTCATCGAGCGCAGCATCGAGGATCAGGAGTGGCGTGACGTATTCACCCGGCAGTATCCTGACATCCGGCAGATGCCGCAGATATTCATCAATGGTCAGCGGGTCGGTGGACTCGCTGGGTTGCAGCAGGCACTGAACCAGATAGGTAAATGAAAAGGGCCTCCAAGAATCGGAGGCCCTTTTCACTCGTCCATGTCTGGGGTGTATCCCTTGACCAACTTTCGCTCATAGCCTTTGTTATACGCGTGTCGGTAGATGTAGTCAGCGTGTCTTTGCTTTGCTTTAATCACTGTTTCTCTGTATGATTTAAACATTGCCGGCAAACTCGGATTAATAGCCCATACGACACGTTTTTTATGTAACTCATTTTCTGTTTGAACAACCCATCCCGCTTGTTCTAACACTAACATGGCGTCGATTATTGTTTGGTCTTTCTGCCACTCTGTTTTATCTTCAAGCTGTCTACGCGCTGAACGTTTAAGCGTTCTTAATTCTACTGTTTGAACATCACTGCTAATTTGTATGATGTGGTCAATCATCCACTGCTCAAATGCGTTCGTGATGGCCCCGCCCACCTCGCCCAGTGCGTAGCGGTACGCTGGGATCACGTAGCCCCGGATCAGGCTCACGACCCTGTGGACAACCTCGGCCTGCACCGTGGGCATGAAGGGCGACTCGATGATGTGGAACAGCAGGATCAACCGACCTGCCAAACCCTCCATCTTGCCGAAGGCCGTCATGTACTCAGTGCCCGAGTCCAGCACCCGCTCGTCCTGCTTGGCCTCCTCGTACCATGCTTGGAACTCGCGAAAGGCTGTGAATGCTTCTGTGGACAAGTGGTAGGTCTGGGGCGGCAGCGCGTAGGTCAAGCGCAGGGTGTTCTCCCACGCTGCCGCGCTGGTCATGTATTCGGGGATCGGATGACCAAGTTTGGTCTTACTACCCCGCAATACTGCAGGTATGAATCGTTGTAACAAACCATCCGCACTCAACGCTTTCAAATTTTGCTTGTAGACTTGTGGTTGAATATTACCGTAAATCGACACTGCAAGATTATCAGCATATATGGAACCCGCCCCAACTCGGTCCATCTCGTAGTGTTCTGATTCATACGACACTACCCATGCGCTTCTATCTTCACCGCTTTGTTTATCGGTTAACTTTCTAACCCAACTATTCATCTCGTCTAAATGACAAAGTAGACCACGCGGTCTATCTGCAGCTTGTCTAACTAATTTCTGGCTTGTGATGTCACTAACTGTTATCTTGAGCGGTACAGGCTGCGGTGGCATATCTGGCACTTGCGGAGCTTGATCAGATCCTAAAATAGCTTCGGGGCTGGCTGAGAATTCGAGGAAGGCTTTTTTTGCGCTGGCGTATGCTGCCTCTTTACCTTCCCAATCTAATAACTCTTTGCTATACCTCGGACGATCCTCGGCCTCGATGTTCTTCAAAGGTGATAACATCGGCCTGGAACCTGGTGATTTTTTGTCTGCTGGATCCCCAATAGTCATAATCCATAAAACTGGAGGAACCTTAAAACCTGGCATCAGCTCTAATCTAATCTGCGCATCGACAACACCGCACACCGCAGCTAATCCCGCAAACAACGGCACAAGCGGGTCACACCCTACGCTTTCGCTAATCTCTATAGAACGCTGCCGCAGAATATCGGGCCACAATTCCATGTTCATTTCGGGAGGCTTCGGACGTAAACCATCGATCACATCTAAGGGCGCAACTGTTGGAACCTCTACTTTTTTAAATAATTCTGATACGTCGGGGGTAGGGCGCTGCCAGCCATGCTGTCTAGCAATGTGGAACAGTGTACCCAGTTTAACTGCTGTTGCTTTATCAAGTTTAAAACTAAACCACTGCGTCATTATTTCTCGCTCGCCTTGGTATTTAATTTGTGCTGTTGCGCTCCATTCATTCCACAGTTGTAACGCCTGCTCAAGCTGATCAGTCTGGGTGCCCGCCCAATGTAAAGCCATCCCAATGCTAATCCACTCCTCGCGGGAACAATCAGCCGGTACCACATCGAGCGCTTGCCTGATTTCTTCCCAGGATGCATCAATCGCGCCATCTGTTGATATTGTGCGCTCTTTGTCCTGCGTCAACATCTCGTTCCACAGATCAAGCAAAGCCTGCGGGATCACCGGTAAGCGGGTCCAGTGACCACGGCCTGACCAGGTATAGGGCTGACGCGTTTCTGGGTGAATACTCGGCGGAAGTACGTCTTGAACTGTAAGACCGCCGGCGGTCGCGCATCTCAACTCATACGCAGTTATACTATTGTGTAGAATCTTTTTACTTGGTAAAGCTGCCCCAAATGGCATTGCGTACAATAATTTACCATGACCTTGTTTTCCCGAGTTAATTACTACCGCATCGGGAGCATCGTAAAGAGCTTGTAAATCAATACCGTAATCAGCTAGTAAACTAGTAGCAATAGTCCAGTTATCGATATCCAAGGCCATTGTGCCGCTGTAAGCATGAGCCAACCCAATGCCAAAACCTTGTGGTAAATCGGCTTGTGATTTTAGAGCATTTTCTTTCAAATTCCACCCTTTATTTCTTGGGCCTTTAGTACCCATTGGAATAGGTACAAGACTCCAACCGTGCCGAATATAAGCATCTGTAGAAGAAGGATGAGATTGCGTTATTGTTGAGATTAACATATACTTACACTACCTTTCTTTAAGTGTTCCTTTTCATCTTTGCCCCAACTATTGTTGGGGTTTCTTTTTTAAGCTTCATATTTTACCGCCGCAGTAAACTATTATTCCACAATGCACTTACTCATTTCAGAATCTCTCAAAATTTATTTATTAAATTGTTTGACAAGTGTATATCAGTTGTGCAACAATAGCAACATCAAATTTAGAAACTCTAAAACATGACAATAAAGTCCAAATCTGCGTATTTGTCAGTAAGAGTGACTGAAAAGTCACGGAACAAATTTCATAGTAAAGTTAAAAAGCTAGGGAAACCCAGCGAGATTTTACGTGAATTAATCGATGCGTTCATTGAAGATCGCATTATTATTAACCCACTTGTAACTAGTAAGGAAAAATTATATGTCATTGGAAAATAAAATCGAAGCTCTAACTCAAGCTGTCATTGCTCTGACCGCGAAGATCGATTCTTTAAATGTAAAATCATCCGTTACCGCCGTTGAGGTAGCCCCAGTTATTGCACCTATCGTGGAAGCACCTGCCCCCTTGGTTCAACAGGCAGCAGCTCCAGTTGTACCCGTAGTACCTGCTATGCCCGCTCCTCCGGTTTTCGTAGCCCCTGCCCCTGCGACTGCGCCGGTGGCCTCTGGTGCGCCGTTCACTGACGGAAAGGGTTTGATCGACTACGTGATGAATTCGTATAAGGCCCTTGGCCCTCAGAAAGGCGCACAAATTCAAGGTGTTCTGACTGGTCTTGGTTATCAAAATATTAACGATGTCAAGCCCGAGCACTACGGCGCTCTGTTCGCTGGCGTTGAGCAACTGAAGGCATGATCATGGCAAAGTTCCGCAAAAAACCTGTGGTCATCGAGGCAACTCAGTTCTGGGTCAATTCACCTGATGGTTGGCCGCAAGGTGTCTACAAGGACAGCACTTCGCCAACAGGGTATCGAATCGACACTCTTGAAGGTAGTCATGAAGTGACCGATGGCGACTGGATCATCACTGGCGTGAAGGGTGAACACTACCCGTGCAAGCCTGACATCTTCGAGATGACCTATGAGAGTGCTGACGACAACGACTTTCCACTGGGCAAAGCCTGTGACCTGTCGGGCGAAGGCACCTGCGAGGTTTGCCAATGAGCGACCACGCCAAACTGTCCCCTTCGAAGCGCAGCCGCTGGGCCTTGTGTCCTGGTAGTATCCGCGAGGAGGCCAAGTACCCTGACACCGGTAGCGGCCCCGCTGCCATCGACGGAACCCACAGCCACACGCTGCTGGAGGTTTGCATTAAGGCAGACTTAGCAGATCCCATGATTATGGTTGGCGCAAAGATGAACGATCACGAGGGCATATTCGTGGTTGACGTTGACCGTGCCGCACGTGTAAAGGTTGCAGTTGAATACATCAAATCCCGTGTAGCTGAATTTAACGGCATGGTTGAAGTTACCCCTGAAACCAAGGTTAACCCTAAGCGACTTACTGGTCGTGACGATTTAAGCGGTACTGTAGATATCCAAATAATTGGTAATGATGTTCTTGAAATTGTAGACTACAAAGACGGCATGGGTGTTGTATTAGCTGAAGAAAATTTACAGCTTGAACAATATGCAATCGGCAAGCTGGCGGAATGCGAAACTGAACAATATCCGTGGCGCGAGGTACGAATGACTATCATTCAGCCTAAATTGGCTTTAAAAGGTATGAATCCTATTACTTCTTGGGCTATACCAATTAGTCAGTTTACTTCTCGTATCGAACGGTTGAAGCAACAAGCCGCCGCCACCGACGCACCTGATGCTCCGCTTGTTGCTGGTGAAAGTCAATGTAAGTTTTGTAAAGCCAAGGGTAGTTGTTCTGCTCTAGCAAGTAATGTAATGAAAGAGGTAGGAATTATGTTCAAACCGATAGTAACCGAAACGCTCGATGTTGCGCAGCAGTCTGCCGACAAAGATCCGACTACCATGTCGGATGACCAGATCCGGCAGATCATGGAAGCCGCTCCCCTGATGCGTCAACTCCTCGAAGGTGCGGAGAATGAGGCTCTGCGCCGTCTGGAGGCCGGTAAATCCATTCCTGGTTTAAAGTTAGTCTATGGTCGTGGTTCTCGCGCCTGGTCACTACCTGAAAATGAGATAGCCGAAAAGTTAGTTATGATGGGTGTCCCTAAGTCCGCAATCTATGAAACTAAACTAGTATCCCCCGCCAAGGCTGAAAAGCTGACATGGGAGAAGAAGGGTGAGAAGGTAACACTAAGTGATCGTCAACTTAAACGCATGGAACAAGAATATGTAACCAAGTTAGCTGGTAAACTAACCGTGGTTCCTGAATCTGATAGCCGTCCGGCTGTTATTACAAATGCTGCGCCTATGTTTAGTGCAGTTGAGGTAGCACCTGCTGCCGAATCCCTACCCTCGTGGTTAATGTAAATTTTAACAAATGGAGTAATTGTTATGTCCGAAATAATTTTTTTATCAAATGTCCGTTTATCTTTTCCTCATCTTGCTGAACCTCAACGCCAAATGAATGAAGTCACGGGCAAAGAGCGAGTAAGTTACAACTGCGAACTTATCATGCCTCAAGATCACGTTGGCTTTCAGCAGTTCATGCAAAATTACGGAGCGCTGGCATTAGATAAGTGGAAAGAACACGCCCAAAATGTAATGAACATGATCCAAAATGATCGTAAATTACGTTGTTTTGGTAAAGGTGAGGAGAAAGTTAATAAAAAAACATTTCAACCCTATGATGGTTATGCTGGTCATGTATTTATTACCGCTGGTCGTGATTCACAACCTCAAGTAATTCAAGCCGATGGATATGCTATCGATCCTACTAATACGATGGCTTATCAGCAACTCACTCGTAAAATGTACGGGGGTTGTCGTGTTAACGCTGCGGTCAAACCATGGTTACAGGATAATAAACACGGTCGTGGTGTTCGTTGTGATTTAATCGCCATTCAGTTTGCCGGTGATGACACACCGTTTGGTGAGGGTGCTGTTGATGCTTCGAACTTGTTTGGTGCCGTGTCTAATCCAGCTCAAGCACAAGTTGTCCCTGGTGGGGGCTTTGGTGTAACTCCATCGATGGGACTACCTCCATTCATGATGGGTTAATGTTAAACAGGGGCCGCGCAAGCGGCCTCCTTGTAAGGAGTAAATGTAATGAGTAACGATTATATTTTCGACATTGAAACCTACCCCAACGTGTTCACGCTGGCAGTGGAACACGCAGAAGCACCTTTGCACTGGATGTTCGAAATCAGCGACTGGCGCAATGATTCGCGCAACATTATTGAGTTTTTTCAGTTTCTTAAAAATACTAATTCGCGCATGATCGGATTTAATAACCTGGGCTTTGATTATCCTGTATTACATACCCTGATCCGCATGGGCAACGCCGATGCTGCCACGTTGTACCAGAAAGCAATGGCGATCATCGGATCGCAGGATGAAGACGGCGACCGCTGGATGCACCTCGTCAAGCCGTCCAATCGGTTTGTCGCCCAGATTGATTTATTTAAAATTCATCACTTTGATAATAAGGCTCGCGCTACAAGTTTGAAAGTTCTTGAGTTTAACATGCGCTCCGACAGCATCGAGGATTTACCTTTCAAGGTAGGTGCCACTCTAACTCGTGATCAAGTCAATGTGCTCAAGAAATACAATCAGCATGATGTAAGTCAGACAAAGAAGTTTTATCATCATAGTAAAGATATGATCGCGTTCCGAGAAGAACTGACGCGAAAATATCAACGTGATTTTATGAATCATAACGATACCAAAATCGGTAAAGATTATTTTGTCATGAAGCTAGAGGAAGCTGGTGTTGCTTGTTACTATTACGGCGACAAAGGGCGCGCACCAAGACAAACTAAACGATCAGTAATTCATCTTAAAGATGCTATCTTACCGTGGATTGACTTTAAACAGTCAGAATTTAACCGTGTAATGAACTGGCTCAAGCAACAATCAATTACTGAAACTAAAGGGGTATTTACTAATCTGACCGCAATTGTTAACGGATTTACTTTTGTTTTTGGTCTTGGTGGTATTCATGGCTCAGTGGAATCAGAAATTATCGAATCTGACGCTGATCATATTATTGTGGATCTTGATGTTACTTCATATTACCCTAATTTGGCAATTACAAATGGGTTTTATCCGGCACACCTTGGTGAAGACTTCGTTGCTATTTACAAGCACCTATTCGAGCAACGTAAACAATACCCTAAGAAATCAGCAGAATCAGCAATGTTGAAACTTGCGTTAAATGGTGTTTATGGTGACAGCAACAACCAGTTTAGCGTGTTCTACGATCCGTTGTTCACCATGAGTATCACGCTCAACGGGCAACTACTGCTGTGCCTGCTGGCCGAGGGGTTGATGACAATTTCAGGTCTGCGTTTGATTCAAGTCAATACCGACGGTTTAACCGTGCGAGTGGCGCGTAGTCAGAAGAATAAGGTTGATGCTATTCGTGAGTGGTGGCAACATCGAACCGGTTTAAATCTTGAAGAAGCCACGTATAAGGCCATGATGATTCGAGATGTGAATAATTACATTGGTGTATTTGAAGATGGTAGCACTAAACGTAAGGGTGCATACGAATGGAAAACTCAATGGTATCAAAATGCTGGGGGTCTTGTAATTCCTAAAGTGGCTGAGAAAGTGCTAGTTCATGGTGCGCCCATTCGTAAAACCATTGAGCAATGGCCCGACATCATGGATTTTATGTTGCGCACTAAGGTACCGCGCTCCAGCTATCTTTCAATCGAGTGGAACGATCAGCAACCCCAACAGTTGCAGAACATCACGCGCTACTACATCGCTGAAGGTGGTGGCCGTCTTTTCAAGTGGATGCCTCCACTTAAGGGTAAGACTGAGTGGCGCAAGATTGGCGTTGAATCAGGATGGGGTGTTCAGCCTTGTAATGATATTAAAGATGCTGGCAAGCTGCCAGTCGATTTTGATTATTACGTTCGAGAAGTGGAGAAATTATGTCTGGGTCTAGTTTAGATAAACAGGTGGCAGGAAATCATTACAAAGACCTGCTGATTCAACCCGTTGAATACATCCATGCTAACGGGATTGGATACTTTGAGGGAAACGTTATCAAGTACATTAGCCGCTGGCGCAATAAAAATGGCATTGTTGATTTGGAAAAAGCCAAACACTACATCGAATTGCTGATTGAACTGGAAAACAAAAATGCTGGAAAAACAGATTGAATCAAAAGTTTGCGAATACGCCAAAACTAAAAATGTTCTGGTGTATAAATTCACTAGTCCCGCTCGTGCTGCGGTTCCTGATCGTTTGTTTATTGCACCGGATGGTCGTGTGTGGTTTTGCGAGTTCAAACGCGAAGGTCAGAAGCCCACGCCCGCTCAGGAACGCGAACACGCCAAGCTCCGCGCCCAAAAAGTAAATGTATTTGTAATTGATAACGTAGAATACGGTAAAGCGATGGTTGACATAATGGTGATGAAATGCTGACACCTGACTTGCTCCATGATTATCAAAAAAACGCGGTTAACTTTCAATGCACTCACCCACACTCAATGTTGTGGTTAGACATGGGGCTAGGTAAGACCGTCATCACGCTTACCAGCCTTGCGCACCTGATTAACACCGGTTTTCTGCGAGGTGTGGTGATTGTAGCCCCAATCCGAGTCATCCGGCTGGTCTGGCGGCAAGAGGCGGCAAAGTGGGAACATACTAAACATTTACGATTCAGTATGATTGCCGGTACCAAAGATCAGCGTACCCGCGCCCTGCTGCGCCCTGCCGATATTTATCTTGTAAATTATGAAAACTTAGGGTGGCTTGCTGAAACCTTGCAAACATACTTTATTAAAAAAGATCGCCCAATGCCTTTCAACGGTGTCGTTTGGGATGAGATTAGTAAATGTAAAAACTCAGCAACTAATCGAGTTAAATCATTCCGCAAGATTGAAAATCATTTTGATTGGGCAACTGGATTAACTGGTACACCTGCTAGTAATGGGTACAAGGATCTTCATGGGCAATATTTGGTTGTGGATAGAGGTGTTCGTTTAGGTACAAGTAAAACAGCCTTTCGCACACGGTTTTATAAAAAAGTTGGTCCTTATAAAGAAGTCGCTTATGAGGATACTGAAGATACTATCAAAAAGTTAATTGGTGATATTACATTAGAAATGTCAGCCGAGGATTACAACCCACTGCCCGACCTGATCGTGAATAACGTAGAAATCGAAATGCCGGATGATCTTCGGGTAAAATACGATAGATTAGAGAAAGAGTTTTTTCTTGTACTTGACAGTGGTAAAGAAATTGAAGCTTTCAATCAAGCTGCCTTGACTAATAAGTGCCTTCAGTTTTCAAATGGAGCCATGTATCCGGTTGCAGGGATGCCGTTATGGGAATCAGTACATGACATGAAACTTGACACATTGGAAGATATTATCGACGAAGCGCAAGGTTCGCCAATTTTATGCGCCTATGCTTATCGCAGTGATGCTGAACGAATCATGGAACGATTTAAAACATTACGCCCAATCAATCTGACCGAGTGTAAAAGTGAAGCGTCTTTAACCAACGCCATGCACCGTTGGAAGATTGGGGATTGTCAACTAATGATTGGTCACCCCGCATCAATGGGTCACGGTATTGACGGCCTTCAAAAAAACGGTCATATACTTGTATGGTACGGGTTAAATTGGTCATTGGATTTATATGAACAGTTTAACGCCCGTGTACGTCGTCAGGGCCAAGGTGCGCCAGTTATTTGTCATCGTATATTAATGCAAAATACGTTAGATCAAGCTCAAGCATTAGCACTTGATGAAAAAGCTACAACACAATCAGGTTTACGAAACGCAGTTAAACAATACCGTCAATCAAAAGGAGTATAAATATGAGTTACACAGAACTTGAAATGCAGATAATACGATGGGGTGAAGCTCGTGGTATTGTGCAAAACGCCACAGCAATGTCTCAAGCAATCAAAACCCTTGAAGAAACTACAGAACTACTTGACGCAATTAACAAAAATAACATTGATGAAATCAAAGACGCCGTTGGTGACATTATGGTGACATTGATTATGGTGTGTACGATAATGAATCTCGATTTAATGTCTTGTCTTAAAAGTGCATATGTTGAAATTAAAGATCGTAAAGGTTATCTTACAAAAGAAGGTGTTTTTGTTAAAAAAGTGTGATACAATTGTGTTACATTAAATGATGAAAGGACGATCAAAATGTTAATTAATTTAGTTTTAGTGTTTTGTGCTTTCATAGGGTGCGCTGTTGTCCCTAATAATTTCATTAAATGAAATTATTTCACGGAAGTACATTATTTTTAAATGTAAACGTAACTATAAAAGAGGTAAATAAATATGAGAATAAGTAAATTATCACCAGTAACTAAAATAATATTAGACGAATTAAGACAAAAACATACAATCTTTGATTTAAAAGATAAAGTTAATCTTAGTTTACACGCAGTAAGGCAGACAGTAGTAAGACTAATGAAGAGTGGTTTTGTTTTCACATGTGAATCAAAAATCGACGAAATTAAAAAAAGAAAAATGAAATCTTATACGTTAACGGAGAAAGGGAAAAACTTTTTAAAAAAAGTTGAAGAGTTTGTTCCAGACGAAGAAGAATCAAATTGTAAAAAAAGACTTATTTCTTTTAATCCTTCATCACTTCGCGTGACAAAATCGTTTATAGAAACTCTTACTGAAAAAGCAACTCCTTGGGACGCTCTTCTAACAAAGGTTGAAAAAAATGCTTAAGTTTAATTTAAATAATTGCAATTTTTCACAAACCCCTATAACACAAAACAGACCATATTTATTAAATGAAAAAATTAATACGAATATAAAAGAATCCGTGAATCAGAAAAAAATAATACCAAATGATAATAGAACAACATGGGCAACGACAATATTAAGTGAACCGAATCTTTATAACCAAATTGCTGTGAAGTGGGCAAAAAAGATAATAGAGGTGAAAAATGAACAAAATAATTGATTTTTTAAGAAGTATTTATATATTACCAAGTGCAAGAGTCTTAGCAATTAAAGAACTAGAAGACTCTAAAAGAAAACTGTTAGAAATGGAAACAATTGCCGAATTTTCTTTTTCAGGAAACAAAATTGATGGATTTCTTTATGCACGCAATAGAAAAGAAACATACTTGATTTTACAAAACAAAAAATTAGAACAAAAAACAAATCTTTCAATAAAAAAATGCCCGCATTGCAATGAAGGAACTCTTGAGCAATATTATTATCGATTTACGTTAACAAGAATGTTAAAAAATCAATTTAACGTTTACACTTTTTTAGGATGCGATAAATGCAATACATACGTAAATCATGGTGGAATATGCAAAGAATTAAACGTTTATGATATAGGCGAAAAGTCAACGTCTGTTAATGAAAAAGAATACAAACATCTTTTAAATCGCTATGAAAATTCTAATTATGTTGTTAAATTTTTTGATGATTTTCCACAAAAAAGATTCTCAAAAGACCTGACATTGGCAGGTATAAGGAAAATGATCAACCATGATCATTTTTACTCTATGGTTGTTAACGAAATTGAATTTTATAGGTCAAGTATGAAAAATTGCAAATTAAAACATGATTTTGATTGTTTTGCAAAACTTACATTAAACATATTAATGCTTGCATTTTTAACAGTGTTTTTATCAATTACATATACATACGCTGAAGACATAACAGGTTACATCAGCAACGTATTAGAAAGTATTGTATTTAATTCTTTTTAACTTTTTAAAGAAAGTGCAAAAACTTATGAAAAAACTTACAGGGATTCATAAAGGTATAACAGGAGATTTTTCTAATATCTATGGAGATGTAACAAACCTTTATGGTGATGTCAGTAATATACATGGTGACGTTTCTAACATTACAGGAAATTTAATCAATATGAATGTCACTAATATTCTTGGAGACGTTTCTAATATTAGAGGAGATGTATCAGGAATTACAGGATTTGTATCTAACATTAAGGGAGATGTTTCTAATATTAGAGGTGATGTTTCTTACATTTATGGTGATGTCACTAATATTAAAGGCACTGTTATTTATCTTTGGGGTGATGTCTCTAATATTAAGGGAGATGTTTCTAATATCAGAGGCAACGCTTCTAACATTGAAGGAGATGTATCTGGCATTAAAGGATTTGTATCTGATATCGAAGGAGATGTAACAAATCTTTATGGATATGTAACAAATCTTTATGGAGATGCAACAAATCTTTATGGATATGTAACAAATCTTTATGGAGATGTAACAAATCTTTATGGAGATGTAACAAATCTTTATGGAGATGTAACAAACATCAAATGCCATGTTGATATGTAATCAACCTTAAAAACTTTTTTAGCTTTTTTAGCTTTTTTTAACTTTTTCGTATGTTCGCAAGCTTGCCAAACCTAACAAAGGTAGTAACAAAGCCAAAATTGATTCAACATCAATCTGCGGAAACGTTACTATCTTGTTTGTTAATATTAGAAAAATCGACGGTGCGATAGGCTGAAAAATATAATTGTAAAAAAGACCAAATGCACATATCCAACCACATGACGACCTCCATCCTGATTTATAAAAACTTTCGCTAGCAGCGTCTATTTTGTTTATTTCTGTTTGATTATTTGATAATTGAACAGCGGCATCTAATTGCTTTGATTCGCTTTCTTGAGTTAATTTTAAAATCTCAATTTGTGCTTGTGATTTCTTTTCATTATCAGGAATTAATTTATCAATGACACCTAATACACCAGTCAACAATAAAGGATTCATTATTCACCTATCAAGTTTTTAGCAACCCTTGCAGCCCAACCTTTTCCGTAAACACCCCACGAGTTTAATTGTGTCAAAAACATTAAGCGATGACCATTAAACATCATTGCGAGTTTTGCGCCGTTTGCGCTATTTAAAGCCGCAATAGTCTTGTTACCTATGATTCCATCAGCGTCAACACCAAGCGCTTTCTGAAGCCAAATAACAGCGCCTTGACGTGTTTTACCTCCTGGGCCACTATTTACCAGTGCATCAAAGTAGCTAAAACGAGCATCGGAAGGAACTTTCTCGCAATGATATTTTAACCAGTAGTCGCGCTTATATATTTCTTTTGCGTGATCAAGCGTAATGTTTTTTATATCAATGTTTGGATACGCTGCGGCACTTATTCCATATTTCGTGCCGTTTAATTTACCAATGCCCACTTTTCCACTTGTCCAGTTTCCTGTGTCTTTTGCATCGTCAGTAAAACCACCCTCATGCCCTACAACCAGTTTAAAAGCCTCATCGAAATTCATTTCTTAGCCTTTGTTTCAACTTCTGCACGTAATGCGTTAGCAAGTGCTGCGCCGCGTTTTTCTGCTGGAAAAGAACTTAAATGTAACTCTATTCTTTTTAAAGTATCCCAGCCGACCATTTGCCCCTTGGCCTCTGCTAAATCATATTCTAGTCGCGCAATTCTCGCATCATGCGATTTATAAATATTAGCAATTTCAACAAATCTTTGCGTTATTTCTTGCTTCATTAAGGTTTGTTCTTTGTAAGTTTGCCACTGCAGCCCTGCGCTAGCAGTAATTACAGCGCACAACCCCCAAAAAAAGAATTTTCCAAAATAATCAGATATTTGCTCAGACATTGGCGGCAGCCTCAATAATTGAATTTAAAAGAATATATGCTGAATTCGGAGTAAACCTCCAAGCTTCTTTTATATTTAACGCAGACAGGCACGCCTCGCTACAAAAAAACTTTGTGCGATTTTCAGGCAAAGCGTCTGCAACAAATCTAATTAGCCCAGAAAAATCATATTTGCGACCTTTATTAACATCAAACCAAACTCTTGCATCGCGTTCACTAAATAATGTTCCTGGTAATTCGATAAAATCCCATCTAGAATCATCAAATTTGATAGATTTAAAGCGTACACCGCCATCCATAAAGCTCGACGACGCGGCAACTTGATCACTGAATACTAATTCCATGTGAGTATATTTACCGTTATCCCACCATGTCGTTAGCTTGTTAAACAATCGGTAATTACCCTTATAAAATGCTGCCTTCATACATTTACTCACATTTGATGTCTTTTTGATATATTACTCGCTCAAACCTATCTTTTCCAGTTTTTTCTCTTGATTTCAATTCGTTTGGTAGCCATTGCATGTTTGAAACTGCATCACATCCGCCGCACGCAAGCGGTATTACATGATCAATTGCCCACCCTTCGCACGCGCCTTTTGTGCTTCCGTTCGACGGGCATGGGTGTAACTCTTTAAATTTATTTATTACTTTTGTGTTGCGTTTAATCTTGCCGTTTTTATCGCGCTGAGGTTCTCCGCAATATCTATATTCTGTAAATGAATCTATATGTGCTAAAACATCAGCGCAGAAAAAAAACAACAAAGGTATAATAATTTTCCTTGTCATAAATTTATTCATCGCGCAAATTCATTTTCAACATTACGATCTGGGGCCAACGCATTGACTGCTGCTGCTGTTGTTCCGGTTGTAATTGCACGTTTTGAGGGTGATAATACTGTGGGGTCTGTAATAATTTTCAACACTCGTTGTTGTTCGGTTTTTGATAACGAACTTAGTAAATCTGCGGCAGTATTAGGATTTTGCATTGCTTCAGATAATATTTTTGTAGTACCGCGTCCAATTTTACTTTCAAGTTCCGCTAATCCTTTATTTGCAGCAGTTACCCAAAATGTTAAAAAGGATGGAAGTCGAATCATTGATGTGTTTTGCTCCAATAATGAAGCAAGGGCTTTTTTACCTTCCGATGCCTGCTTACTAGCGGCAATTTGATTCATGGCTTTTTTAGCTTGGGTTCGCAAAACTTCCATAGTGCTATCTGCTAGTTCCATAGCAATATTGTATTTACCTGACCCAAGGAACTTCTCGACTACATCTGGTGATTCATTTTCTACTAAATTAATAAATCCATCTTTATCTTTTTTCCACAATTCCAACGCTTGACCTGATAATTTTCTTTCAGCGATTTTTTGCGCTCCTTTAGTGTAAGCTTCAAGATATTCTCTATAACCTTTACCACCTGCTTCTTCCATTGCATCAATTAACAATGGTTTAATTTGAATCATTGCAGAGGCAGCGGCTTTTGCCTGAGTGCTAGGATCTGAATTTTTCAGTACATCACGAACCGCGGCATTAACTGAGTTTTTACGAATAGCATCAAGAGCAGCGGCCGGAATAATTCCATGTACGTTTGTCCATTGTGCAAGATCATTTTGTAAATTTCTTACAGCAGCTTGCATAACATCATTTGCGGCAAACTCAGTATTTTTACCAATAGCGCCAACTTTTTCAATTAAAGGGGCAGTCTTAAGCGGCTTAAATCCAGCATCAGTTAATGATTTTACTGCGGCATTAGCTTGTCGTGCGGCTTCTCCAGCATCGAGTGACCCTTTAGCAGCAGCGGTTGCCCATTCATCCGCTTTAATTGCCAATTCACCTGGATATGTGTATTGTCCTGGTGCGCGAGGTTGTCCTAAAGGTTTATAAACTTG